ATGAAATATACATAATTCTTCCCAATAATACATTAGTATTATTGGTGTCTTTCGATTAATTTTTGATATTTAAATATAATAAATCTTTTAAATGTTCCATGAACTATAAATGATTTCATGATTCCTATTGGAATTGTTATTATTTATATTTGAATATAATAGTATCGAAGGAAACTATTATGTTTAAAATTTAAAATTTAATTATTTTAATTATTGAAACTTGTTGATTATTTTTTCTAAGTATGATGAGAATTAAACTAACTCATTCTGTTCAGGCAGTTCCTGTCCGTTTTATATATGTCAAATGGTTTTAATGCATAAACTCGTAAGCTAATTTTACTATAGTGTATAAAATTAGTGTAATTTAATTGGGCGAGTTAATTGATGATGTAAATCATCACCCAAGAAATTACAAGATCGTTTGTGAGCGATTTTAAATAATTCATATTGTTTTCTGAGTCATCTAGTATGACTTTATATTTTATATAATGTGCCGTTTTGTTATTTGTGAAATGTTTTTATTTGAGAAAATTACAAATAAATTGTGAATATTTACAGTAATGAGGATACAAAATAGTATTTTAATACTCTGTGGACGAATCGACCCTGCCACAGGTGAGACTGATTATACTCAAATGAATATGTCTACGATAAAAATTTTAGACCCCGGGCACCTAGGGAGGACCCAAATGTATTAGACGATAACGAGTTAGGTAAGTCAATATATTGTAAGATTATCATGATCTTACGTCTGAAATAAGCACGTAACATATTTCATTTGATCATATGAAGTTCTATACTTTCTTTTCGCATGGAAAGTATAATTTCGAGGTCACATTACTGTTATACAATGTTCATTCTTTTAATAATTTGAATGAAAATAAAAGCATTTAGTGGATTGATTTTTATTAATCGATCAAACCCCAAACTTAAAAAACAAATATGTCAAGTCTTTCTACTACTAAGTCGGGCTCAAAATGCGAAAACTGTGAAATCTATATATATAATGCCATAACGTTCAATGATCGAACGTTATGCACTGTTTGTGTAGATGAACATTATAGTCAGTGGTTGTACTCTATCAACCACACAAAAACCAAAAGAACCAGACAATCAAATGGCTGGTTCCAGCGTATATTTAAGAGAAATAGAATATGTGCTACTAATTCCGAATGGAAACGTGATCTCACCCGAGAGGGTGTTGAATCTAATCCAGGACCAAGCAGCACATATGCTACTTTACAAGCACAATGGAGTGTACCAATGCAACATGCTTATAACAAGTATTTTAAGCGTAATTCAATAGATTCAGATTTTATCTGTAATCTTATTGAATCAACATTGATATTATTCTATGATTTATCACGCGCTGATTCAAAGGCTTCTAAAACAGTTGCTATTTTGAGTTGTGTTAAATCAATGAAACATGAACCTTTAATCAAAAGTGTTAAAACACATATTTCACAAATCTCAGATTTTTTGCTTGATTATTCTTTACAAGCTGAAGATACTTCAATGTTAGAAGGTATGCGTGATTTATTAAATAAATATGATAAGGTTAAGGACAGTGGTTTGTTCAAAAAATTGTACAAATGTGCAATGTATGCTTTATCCATGTCCATATTTTCTGATATGGGCTTAACTATGGATAAATTACGTTTTACACGTTTGCAACAAGAAGCCATACATAAGAGATATCATTCTCGTGTGGACTTCGTTCACAGTATAGTAGATACTATTGTATTTATATGTGAACGAGGTCAACAATATATGCGTACTGGTTCAATGGATTCTATTTTCCATGATGGTAGCGCATATAGTGCATGGTTGGAAAAAGTTTTCGTTTTGAAACGAAAATCTCAATTTTTAGCCAATCCAGAACCTCATGGTTTTGATAAATTTTCATTTCTCGCTGATTTACGAGATGTGATTGATCAAGGTCAAAGTATGAAAAAATATGCTAGCACATTAGATGACACTTCAAAGTTTCATGTAACACGTGCTTTGGCTGAAATGGAATTACTTTTGTCTGATCAAATTTCGAAAAGATCTTCACAAAAGGAAAGACAAGCACCATTTGCTGTGTGCTTATCGGGAGGCTCAAGTGTAGCAAAATCTACATTGACTCAAATTTTATTCCATCATTATGGAAAATTATTTAAATTACCTACTGATAGTGAATATATGTATACTAGAAATCACGTTGATGATTTTTGGGTAAATTTTAATTCGACACAATGGTGTGTTCGTATGGATGATATAGCTTTTATGTTACCATCCAGTGCTCCACAAGGTGATCCTTCGATGTTAGAAATGTTACAGGTTATTAATTCAGTACCATTTGTTCCAACACAAGCTGCTCTTGAAGACAAAGGTAAAACACCTATGTTAGCAAGATTAGTGTTGGCTACAACTAATACTCCACATTTGAATGCAAAATATTATTTTTCATGTCCTTTGGCCATACAACGTAGATTGCCATTTGTGATTGATGTTAGACCTAAGGATGAATATTCAAAAGATAAATGTATGTTAGATGGTTCTTTAGTGCCAAGTGTTGAAGATGGGGATTATCCAGATTTCTGGATATTGACTGTGAAAGCAGTCAAACCAAATAAATTGAATAAAGGTACTATAAATCAACATGCTGAATTTGAAACGATTGCTGAATTTGATAATATCTATGAATTTCTTGATTGGTTTTCTGAAGAAGCACTAAAATATAGTGTGATTCAGAATAAGGAGAGCAATTGTAAGACAAATATGGCTCAAATTAAATTATGTGATGTTTGTCATAGACCAACAAAACATTGTAAATGTGTATTACAATCTGATAATGAGACCGCAGACATGAGATTAAATAATATTTTATCTCGCAGAGCGGAAATACGTCAAGAACGAGGTTTGGACAGTATCGAAGAACCTCATTTTAAAGTTAATTTTATGGAAAAATTGAAAACTTTTTTATTATTTTTCTTTTTCTTTTTATATTATAAAGTGTGGCCATTTCGATTATTTGTAATATATTATTTTGGTTCTTTTTTTCATTTTAAATTTCTTTATAATCAAATGGATGCTGATGTTTTAAGATACATTTTTAAGAATATAGGTAATAAAGTATCAAGTAAAATTGGTATTGATACACGCTATAAGAATATAGTTGCTTTAAGTGCATCAGCACTTATTATGTATAAAGTAGGTTCTACTCTCTTGAATATATTTTCAGTTAAATCTGAGGTTCAAGCTAGTCCACAGACTGAAACAGGTGTTCCACCTAAATCTTCATCAAAAGAACGAGATAATGTTTGGTATAAAGATAATTATGAGACAACACCATTCGATACATCAGAAACAACTAAATCAATGAAAGGTTTAGATTTTACTACGGTTACTTCGAAGTTAGAAAATAATTGTGTTAGTGCCATAGTTACTGAAAACATTGATGATGGTAGAACACGCACGATGACAACATCGGGTGTGTGTATTGGCGGACATTTGTACATGTTTAACAATCATGGCATTCCTCTTTTAACTGATGACATGCATTTAACAATAATTAATTATTTACATTGTGAAGGTGTTAATGGTAACACAACTTTTAAAGTCGTTGAATCACAAGTCAAACGTTATAAAGATAAAGATTTATGTTTCATAGAAATTAATAATATTCCACCTAAGAAAAATATTATACCACTTTTTATGCAAGAGTCACTGAAAGGTACTCACAAAGGCATATATATTACTCGTGAAAGAAAGGGAAATATAGTTAAACGAAATGTGCATAATATACAGCGTGGACCATTTGAAATATCTGATCTTGGAATAACCAGTGATCTTTGGATGGGAGTTACAGAAGTACCTACTAATGTAGGTGATTGTGGTTCCATACTCATTAGTCAATCAGCATATGGACCTATAATATTAGGTATACATATAGTTGGTAATGGTGAGAAATGTGGAGCTTTAGTGATTACATCACAATTTTTGGAAAAAGTTACTGAAACATTTTCATCTACTTTAATTCAATCAAGTGAACCTTTGCTTAGTACATCGAGTGTTAGTAGACCTATAGGTCCAGTGCACTTCAAGAGTCCAGTTCGATATGTTCAGAATGGGTGTGCTTTAGTGCATGCTTCATTTGAAGGTTTTCGTCCAAAACATAAATCAAATGTTAAGAAAAATATCTTACATGATTCTCTTATTAAAAGAGGATACACATTGGACTATGGTGCTCCAATCATGACTGGCTGGGAACCATGGCGACGTGCTCTTCTTGATATGACACAACCTGTATCTGAATTTAATCAAGAGATAGTTGACTCATGTGTAGATTCTTTTACACATGATATACTATCACAATTGACTCAAGAAGATTTAGATATGATACATGTTTATGATGATATTACTGCTATCAACGGTGCTCCAGGTATATCCTACGTAGACTCTATTAATCGGAGTTCTAGTGCTGGGTATCCATGGAAAAAATCAAAAAAATATTTTTTGCACCCCATTGATCCTGTGAATGGATTACAAGATCCTATTGCTCTAGATGATGAAATTATGGACCGTGTTCGTATTTGTGAGAATAAATATAAACAAGGTGAGCGTTTCATGCCAGTATTTTCTGCCCATCTTAAAGATGAACCTACTTCTTTTAAGAAAATTAAAATGAAGAAGACTCGTGTTTTTACGGGGGCACCTATTGATTATACAATAGTTGTCAGAAAATATTATTTATCAATGATACGTGTTATGCAAAATAACCGTTTTGTTTTTGAATGTGGACCTGGAACAATAGCTCAATCTTTGGAATGGGAAGAAATCCATGACTATTTAACCAAATTTGGCAAACATCGTATGGTTGCTGGAGATTATGCTTCATTTGATAAAAGTATGCCTGCAAACTTAATGTTAGCTGGATTTAAAGTTTTGTCAAATATTTGTAAAGCAGCTGGTTATAATGATGAAGAAATGAAAGTTCTTCATAGTATTGCTGAAGATACATGCTTTCCACTGATAGATTTCAATGGAGATTTAATGTCATTTTATGGTACCAATCCTTCTGGCCATCCACTTACTGTTATTTTAAATGGTATAGTGAACTCACTGTATATACGTTATTGTTACACAGTTTTGAATCCAGAAAAACACTGTAACGATTTTAAAGAGAAAGTTTCTTTAATGACTTATGGTGATGATAATGTGATGGGAATTTCACCTGAATGCACCTTCATGGATCATACTACTATTCAAGATACTTTAGCTAAAATAGGTATTAAATATACTATGGCGGATAAAGAAACAGCATCAATTCCATTTATTCATATTGACGATGTCACATTTTTAAAACGTAGTTGGAGATATGACGCTGATATTGGTGCGATAGTTGCACCAATAGAAGAAGATTCCATTATTAAACGTTTGATGATAAATGTAGCTTCAAAAACTATTACACCAGAAGCTCAAGCTATTGAAACCCTAAATAGTGCCATTAGAGATTATTTTTGGTGCGGTAAGGAAATTTATAATGAAAAAAGATTATTATTTAAAGAATTAATCGTTGAGAATAATCTTGAACTTTATGAAAAGGAAACTACTTTACCAGAATGGTATGAATTAAAAGATGAATTCTGGAAGAACTCTGAACATGTTAGTTTAGGGTACAAACCACGATCTTAAATACCGAATTTATCCTAGAAGATGTAAAACTCATCTTCATGATATATTGATTTATATATCATGTCGTTAATTTTTAAATCTATCCTAGAAGATATAAAACTCACTACTAATTTATATTAACAAATTAAATTATTATGTATCATTCATTGTTCATCGTAAAGATGTAAAAAATTTCTTTACTTTAGGGTGATTACCTACTGTATCGTAATATATATCAACAAACTTTTAACAAGGTTCGCTTCCCGAGTAAGAAGCAAATGTTGTTCTCATTTACAAGAAAATGAGAATGCATTGACCATCATCAATTCGAATTTTTCGAATGGTCTTTGCATGAATGATGATAAGGAAATGATTATTTCCTTGATAGATATATCAAAATACATGTCATTACAATCTGGAATATATGAGGAGGAAACTAAAGTTGAATCTGGTGATGTGCAAGAAATTGTATCATTCACAGATGCTACAACTGGGGCTCAAGCTTCTGCATCATGCATCTATGATTCTATTATGAGTGATATTTATACACCTGATTATGATTTGGGTAGTTTCTTGAGTCGACCCGTTAAAATTCACACTTTTACGGTTCCTCTTGGATCTCCTTTTCCGAATACAGCATTCAATGTCTGGCATAATTTTCTGAATAAAAGTGAAATTAAACGAAAATTGGATAATTATGGATATATACAATGTACACTTAAAGTTAAGGCTGTTATCAATGCTACTCCATTCATTTATGGGGCTGTTGGCATGAGTTATCAACCTCTACCAGGTTTGAATAATATTTCAGATTTTAATTTTCATCCAACATGTTTATCACAACGACAGACAATATACATAACTCCTCAGGACAGTTCTGGAGGTGTGATGGAATTACCTTTTTTCCATTACAAAAATTGGTTAGAAATCCATGATGGCGCGCAAGTGTCGGATTTTGGCCAAATTAAAATGTGGAACGCTGTTACTTCTCAAGTAGCTAATGCAGGTATTACTGTGACACCAACCATATCAATTTATGTTTGGGCTGAAAATGTTCGTTTAGCTGCAAATACTGTGAAATTAGCTTTACAGAGTGGTCAGTGGGAACTTCAATCTAAAGAAGATGAAGTTCGATCTGCTGAAAATACAAATGACGAGTATGGTCAGACACCAGTGGCAAAAACTGCTTCAGCTGTAGCTGGAGTTGCCGGAACCATTGCTAAATATACATCTGGCATTCCTTTTCTTGGTACTTTTGCTAAAGCAACTAGTTTAGGAGCAGGTGTGTTAAGTACAGTGGCATCCATTTTTGGGTTCACTAATGTACCAGTGATAGATAATGCTAGCCCTTACAAAAGTATGCCATTTCATGGTTTAGCTTCTAGTGAGATAGGTAATGTTGTTGATAAATTGACACTTGATCCTAAGAATGAATTAGCTATTTCACCTTCCACTGTAGGTTTACCCTCAATTGATGAATTAGCTATTAATCATATAACATCTAAAAATGCTATTTTGAATAATATGGTGTGGGAAATGGGACAAGCTTCTGATACTGTTTTATTTGGAGCAAATATAACACCTACATTGTGTAATATTGTATCAGCAGTAGATCAGAGTATATTGTTAGATACTCCAATGGGTATGGCAGCACGCCTTTTTTCCAATTGGCGGGGTGATCTTATATTCAAATTTAAAATTGTAGCTTCACCATATCACCAAGGACGTTTGAGAGTATCATATGATCCTTTAGGCGATATTTATGCTAATGCTGATTCTACAACTGTAGTTCAGACTAGAATTATAGATATTGCAGAAACACATGAATTTGAAGTTAGGATTCCTTTTATGGCACCAACATCGTGGTTGAGAGTACGAGATAGTAATGTTATTGATTATTCAACCAGTGATTTAATATCACCATTTGGTCCACCACCATATGATAATGATTTTCATAATGGAAGATTAACGATTCGTGTTTTGAATGAACTGACTGCTCCTGATAATTCAGCAAATGTGGAAATCATAGCATTTGCACGAGCTGCTGATAATTTTGAATTATCTAATCCAAGTGATATTGAGTTTCCTACTGCATATCCACATAACTTTACAGTTCAATCTCATGATCAAGTTTGGAATGCTGATAAAACTGAACATGTCATGGGAAAGTCAACACCTCCACCACCAAATAGATATCTGGTGAATATGGGTGAATCTGTACAATCATTGCGAGTTTTACTACGCAGATCACATTATATTAATACAGAACGTGCTTCTGTTTCAGGTACTGCTAACTATTCGTCAACTTTTTATAAGTTTACAATGACGAAGTATCCACCATCATCTGGTTTTGATCCTAATGGTATTCATACTGCAGTGGGTCTTACCTCCGGTGTTGACGAAAATTATAATTTCACATCTATTAATCCTTTTACATGGATTTCCGCATGTTTTGTTGGTCAACGTGGATCAATGATCTGGCATTTTAATGCTGGTCATCCTGGTCATATTGATGTGATAAGAGCGCGACGCATAACTGAATCCCCAGTGACAACACGTGCTGATTTACGTAATATAACAGGAGATGTTGCTCAATCATCTTATAGTAGAACATCACGGGGCATGTTAACTCGAGGTGGACCTGGTGCTTCTGGACTCTCATTAATCAATCAAAAAACTCAAACTGGTTTATCTGTATTGTTTCCTCAATATAATAAATATAGATTTGTATCAGCTTCTCCTAGCAATGCCGTTTTTGGTATTG